ACGATTTTCGTACATAGTAACTCCTTAATCAACTTTTAGATTATCTAATGCCTCATCCTCTCTATCATCTTCCCAAGAAGTTTCGTCTTCCGACTCTTCATAAAAAAGTGTATGAGCAATATTTGTAACACCGCCACGTAATCTAGCACCTTCTAAATTCTGCAAGAATCCCAAACGTTCTGCTTCTGCTATCATTTCAAAACATTCTTCTTTAGATTTAAGATTGAATAACTCTTCAACGAATCGGTTGAAGTACAATACATTTCTTGGAACCCACTCTGACATCTCATCTGATTTGTCAGCATCCTTGACTTTCCTCCAACGTCTCCAGTCTGGTTTGTGTTTAGTAAGTTCGATGTCCATTAGATTATTAGCACGTTGAACAGCACGGATGTGACATTCTACGTTATGACCCATCATTAGGGCATAAGCAAAACTATCCCACGAAGTTTTACCTTCCTTGCCAATTTTGTTTAGCATTCCTGGTGCATAGTGGCATATATCTGCGATCGTAAGTCTTCGACCAAAATTGCTTTCGAAAGGAAAAGGTATATCGTGCCGTCCGGCAAGACTCTTATCATCCGGGGCTTTATCCATGATAACACTGAATCGTTTAGAGGTGTGCTGGGCGTTAGTGTATACCAATCCGTGTGCTGTTGCAATGAATGGCGATGCGCAATCGAAAGAGATAGTGAATTCTTCATTTACGTGTTTCCTAATTTGACGCTGAATAGCGGTTAAGTAACATGCCCAATCTAATTGAGCGGTACCCAAGAAGTGCATCCAATTTTTACCTTCTAGCATACCATCAAAGCGCATAGTAATAAGACGTTTGAGTGTAATAGGCATCTTGCACATATTAGCACCACCCATAGCCCAACCCTCAGCAGCCCTGTCTCCATATTTGCTAGTATCGGAATATTCTTTAACACCTTGATACCATGCTTCTGCGTTCTCCCAATTAGAGCCTTGAAGAACATTTAACAGTTTAGTTCCGCCTTCTTTAGAACCTATCCTGTTTTCAATAAAATATTTGTTATTAAACTTTGTCTTGTCTAGACAATCATCAAATGTTTTTAATCCAGTCTTTGGACTATGAATATGGTCACATGCCCAAGTTGGAACGTCCAGCATCATTGACCAGTCAGCAGTAACGTCTAGCCAAGTTAAGATCTTTTTTCTAACTTTATTGGCTTCCTCGCCTTCAAAATTCTGCCAATCGAATTTGATAACACCTTTACCAATCTGATATCCGCCTGAGTCACCTAAGATCATTGTCTTTGAACGATCGCGATCTTGAATCATTAATTCTTGTTTAAGACTTTTTTCAATATCCAACTGTGCATGACCTGCTGAATACAACGCATTTTTGTAATAAAAATATCCTTGTTCTGGATTTAAGAAGTTCATTCCTTCGATACCGCGATCAAATCCTGATGGAATACGATTCTTAGGAATAAATTCTTCTTTACGTTGTTTATCTACATATGTACTGTAAAAAGAACTGATAGCAGGTAGATATACTGCATAGTCTTTTTGTAATGGTGTTAGGTCAATTGGTTGTTTCATATTCTCTCGATAAAATTGCTGTAAGTTCTAATCTTGTTTTTGCCTGTTCTAACTGTTCTAATGCTATACGAACCGCTTCATTGGATGATGCAAGAGCATACCATTTTGATTCTTCATCACGCTTTTTACGTGCCCAGTCAAGCAATGATTCTGCTTCACTGTTTAGGCCTACACTGGCGTAGTCCATATTAAGCATTATCCACGAATTGCCATCAAACACTTCCATGTTTTGAGTGGAAGTGTTAAATCGCATATTTCCAACACCTTGTGCCCCGGAATAACCGTTGACATAGGTGCTAGAATTACCGCCTGAAACCGTAATGTATCGTCCGATTGGCGTGATGTTCTTAATCATATTTAGGCTGCTTGTGCAGGAATAATATATTTGTAAGTTGCTAATCCGCTATCTAGAGTGATTTGAATAGCACCTTCATTCGACAGCGACATCTTCGTGTTGTTGACATCGGCAATCTTAAGAATGCTCAAGATTGGAAGCACTGGCCAAGTCCAACCGCGATCCAGTTTACCTGCAACGTTCTGTGCAAAAATAAACTCACCGCCGTGTGTCGAAGCGTCGCCAAAGATAAATTTCAAGTTGCTACTGTCTGTCTTTGCTAGGAACGTTGGGTGTTCATTGTTGGCACCTGCTTGAAAGTTGAAACGTTGAACAGCGGCTACGCTAGGTTCTACTTCTACGTCCCACTTAACACCGCGGAACTTAACTGTTTTCATCTTTTCGTTAATGATTTCTTGATTCATAAAACGATAATCATTCTTGAAGTCTCCGTCTTTGTTTTCAAAGTGGATACCGACAGGAATAGTTTCTCCGTTACGTTCGGCTGTAGTAATACTAATCTTAGCATCTTCTTTGTATTCAGCACCGTCTAACAAATACTTGAGTTTTTGTAGTTGCGGCATACCAAATACACCAATCATATCTGGATATGGATTGTGCGTAGTGGCTTCCATAATAACTGATCGGTCATCAGCCATTGAAAAAATATTTGTGCCATCTCCGGCTCCTGTAACTTTAACAGTTGTTAGGAAGCCTAGATTTTGTGTATGAGACACGATGTCTTGTAAAATGTCCTTCATTGAGAATTCTCCTTAATAATAAGATTATATTTAGATCGTAAGTAAAAAGCAACCGCTAAATCACTCAAAATCGAATAGTTTACTGAATGTGTTATCTGACCTTGTGCTACTGATGTCCCATTCCAAAACACCAATAAGGTTTTCAAGTTTTTCATCGATGACTGTAGTTTCCATTTCACCGTCATCAAATGGAAGATCTTTGAACCACTGAGGAAGTCTAAGTTCGTCAACAGGATACGCTACGGATGTATATGCCATAGGGTTGTCTTTGAGTTTACAGACAATAACTTTGGCCCCGTCAACAATACTCATTGAGTATTTGTCATCCATCATACGCTTCAAAGTGTTCCAGTTTAAACTAGCACGAACGTGTCCGGGCATGTTAGTCTTACCTGCTTTCTTTTCTTTGTCGCGATACTCTGAAATCTTGTTAGCACGTTTGGGACTACCTTTCTCCCAACCTGGTCTAGTTTTAAACTCAGTACGGAATCCGGTGATATACTCTAGTACATCTTCTTTTTGCGAACCTTTCAATACCATTTCGAGAACTTCACTTAAAAAGTCTTGAATGGCTACCGGAGTATCAGATCTCTTGAGATCCAATCCCATGGCTTTTATCTTTCCCGCTTTACCATCAATATCGGTACGTTTTCCTTCTTTGTCGTAATAGAGGACTGCATATCGCTTTTTGGTGATGAATAGTCCTTTGCTTGCAACAATCTCGCGACCTGCCTTGATGACCTCTCCTCGAGTTTTGGGTGTATGGAAGGCGTCCTGCATGAACTTAACAAACGTGCCATTTACTTCTTCTCCTATAGTATCATAAAGTTCGATTACTGATTCTTTAGTCCAAGGTAAAGAACCTTTTTCAATTTCTTTCTTTAGAGTAGTGTATGCTGAAAAATAGCAAGAATCTGTATCACCATATATAATGGATTTACCTACATGATCGTATTCCCCAGTAACAATCTCATTCACTTTACTTGCCATGTGACGAGCAATGGCTCTACCAGTAAGAGTTGTGGATTGACCAATTCTGTTATCAAAGAATCTACAGCCTGGATTAAGAATAGCGCCATACAAACTGTTAAGGTTAATCTTCTTGACCAACTGACGCTTGTCCCAGTATTCTTCTTCAATCTTATTTCCAGCAGTAATACATTCTTTAAGTTTGGCCTGCATCTCTTTACGTTCTTTATACCAACGTGCTAAGAGTCCAGGAATGATACCTTCTTTGTCATAGGTAAAGATAGTGCCGTTGGCCGATAGCATCCACGGCTGGTTAGAATCAAAGATTAGATCATATATCTGTGCGGCACTGAGTGTATCACTGCCACCATCTTCCCAGTCTATGGTAATTTCTCTACCCACTTCTTTATTCATCACAGCAGTATATTCTAATGAACCAAATACACCTTCCCATGCGCTGGCAAAAGATTTGCCTTTGGCCATTTCTGCTGCGATATAATCTTTCGTTCCATCTTGGCGTAACTGCCCAACGATAGTTTCTGGACCCATGTTTAAAGCACGAATCGCAGAAGGATACAGTGAGTTAATATCTAACGAACCAATCCATTCGTGGATGCCTTTCTTAGGATAGGCAACATACGCACCGGCAGCCTGTGTATCGCCATGCTCTTCCATCTTTTTACGATTAGGAACGATCATTCCTCTTCGATGTGCTTCATTGATAATGGCCTGCTCTGTAACTGCCACAGCACCCATAGTAGTCTGTAACAATACAGTACAGTCGTGTGCTAGTTTATTAGCAAGGTCTAGAAATTTTAATTTTTGATCTAACTTGTTTAATAGCGCACAATCTTGTCTATTATATTCGATAAATTTACGGAAGTCATTGTTGTATAACTGATCCAATGTACCTTCATAGACTGTTTTGTTCTCACCTATCTCCATTTCTCCGATAGCATCTAGTCGATATGTATGTCGTTCTTCATAGGTATACTTTCTATACATTTCGAGACTATCTAAGTGAACTCTGCCGACAAGATCGTAAGTAACGGCAGTCTTTCCAAACTTTTCATATTCTCTTTTCTTAGGATAGCAGTTCCACAAACAGAAACGTCTTGTATCTTCTTTGCCTAATACTTTGATTACACGATTAACAGTGTAAGGAATATCAAAGCCTTCCGAGTTCCAACCACTTAATACGTCTGCATCTTCGATGAGATCTAAGAAGTTATCTAACATATCTGCTTCATTATCGAATAACATAGTATTAGGAAATTCTTCTACAGCCTTTTTAGCCTCTTCCATGCTCATAGTTTTTGGCGGAATAGCGAGACAGACTAGGGTGTCCATCCACTGCAAATGAACAGCAATAGCAGTGATAGGCATAAATGCATCGTCGGGAGAGGCGTAACCTCTTTCTGGATCAAAGTCTACTTCAATATCGAAAAATGCTACATTTAGTTTTGGAGCATCAACATTTAGATAATGATCTTCTAAACACCGATAGATAGGATTGATATCAGATTCGTAAAGTTTTTTGTTGGAATGGATTGCTAATTCTTTACGGAGTTCTTTGATATTTTTACATAGAACTCGACTTAGAGGTTCGCCTTTGATAGACTGATACTTTCCTCTAGGGTCGTAATAGTAGAATAAGTGTTTGGCAGGATAGTCTTTAAAATTCCTATTGCCTTTGTCATCACGCTCAACGACACGAATCATGTCATCGTCGCGATCATAGAATGCGTCAACGTAACTCAAATTTTTCTCCTATGCAATTTTTGGCTTGCAAATACCTACTGTGCGGTTTATGGCCCGGCCTACCATCTTCTTTCTATTTATAGCATTCTAATAAGACCAATGGTATCTATGGTTGTAAGAAGTATATAATTAGCCAACATACCAAAGGAACCACGACTATAAGAGCACCAAGCATATATAGCACAACCAATAATCCAAATTGGGTAAAGAACAAGGAGAGGTGGGTTTGGAACGGTGAGTGCCATAACGACAGAACAGCCAATAGAAATAGCCCAAGCAACGACCTCAAGACAAAAACGTACTCTACCGCTTTTCCAATCTTCTTTGATCCAATCAGTGATTCCATATAATATGTTTATCATTCTGGCAATCGCTTAGTTACACCTAGGATCATTTCAATCTCATCCCACTCTTGTTCGTGCTCTTTCCAGTTATCTTTATGTGCAATCTTAATTGCCTTATTGATCCAACTAGGCTTGATTTGAAGTTCTTCTGCTACTGCTTTAACAGTTTCTTTAAGACCTTCTTGCAGATCTTCCACTTCACGCAGTACATTGGAGCCTTCGTTGATTAGTCTTTCTAATTTTGCTTTTTCTTCAGGGCCGTAAATTTTTGACATGTGTAATCTCCTAATCTGTATTATATAGCCGTAAAAAAAGCCGGTCAACCAAGAACCGGCTTTATTTTTACCAAAACTAAATTATTTTTGATCTTCGCTTAACACATCATACATTTCAAAACGTCCACCGTTTCTTTCATAGATCATAGCAGCGAAAATTTCTGCCTTTTGGCTTTCTTGAACTTTAGTAACAGAAACTCGATTGGCCCATGTCCATAATGCTTTGTCTAATGGATCAATTGCTTGTTGTCCGCCACTTTCGTTGACTAGTTTTAACATTTCTTTTAGGCTAAGTTTTGTCTCAACGCTTTCTGCTACAACTGCTTTATCTTTTTTAACAGATTCGTTCTTCTTACCGAAGAATTTTTCTTGCTTGGCCGACATACCTTTCTTGCCATCTTTCTTAGCACCGCCTTTATCAGCAACTGCTTTTTTCATTGGCTCTTTCTTGTCGCCGTCTTTGTCCATATCTAAGAAATCTGGCTTTGCTGCTTCGTCCATCTTCTTGTCTTTCTTAGACATTTTATCTTTCTTGGCTTCTACCATCTTGGTAAACTTTTCTTTGAATGCAGTTTTGTCAATGCTTTCGTCTTTCTTTTTCTCTTTGTCAGACTCTTTATCTGCTTTCTGGCTTTGCCAACCTTGTACTTTAGTAGCCTTTACTTTTGCGCCACTTGGAAGTTCTACTTCTCTTTCTGATTTCTTTGCAGAAGCACGATCGTTTGCTTCGGCAACTTCTAACGATTCATCTTTCTTTTTCTTCTCTGGAAGACCTTTGTGCTTTGTAGATGCAAAATCTTTAGCATCTTTCTTGCCCATGTCCTTAGCGACTTTAGCAACATCTTTACTTGCTGGCTTTTCACCTTTTTGTGTAGCGTGAACCATGCCCATGAATTTTTGTTGTGCCTTGCTCACTGCTTTTTCAGCAATAATGCTTTCAGTTAGCGCAGTAACTCCTGCTAACACACGTAATTCTGTATCTTCGTCTAAACGAATTGGAGCAGCCTTTTCGGGTGCTTTTGGAGTATCGATAGGTCCGTCGATACTTTCAATTTTGCTGATCAGTGATTTAAAATCCATTTTAAGGTTTCCTTGAATCGTATTGTATTTATCTTTTTATTGTAGGGCCACCAAAAAGGCTAGTACCCTTCATATCTAATGCATTATCTGTAGGTTTTTGTTTTTTAGGCTTAGGTTGCGGGGGTGCTTTAGTACCGCTTTTTCCTGGGCTACCTATATATGACTTTTTACCTCTAGCAGCCCCTGGGCTGATATGAGGAGCATCTACAGTAGAGATATCGCCTGCTGAAGTAGAGCCTGCTGTAGCGGTTTCTAATAATTCTTTGATTTTCATATATGTTATTTATTTCGTCCGCTTTTCATATTAGCACACCAGTGATACATTTTAGCCTTTTCACCTGATGCATTTTTAGCCTTGCTACGAAGATCTGCAACAGATCCAGAACAACTAGCACCTGCATTTTTTACTCGACCCGGACGGCTTTTACCTTTAACTTTACCGTCAGCAAAGTTTTCCCCTACATTATAAGTCTTATCTGTTTTTTGTCCTTTTTTCTTTTCATGAGATTTAGGATCTATATCAGTAGTATCTAGTCCGGTTTTCTTTAAGTTTTTAATATATTCGTGTTCCTCATCTTCGCTGCCAAAAGATAAAATGGCGCTAGGTGGTCCCTTGCCGAAATCGTGTTTTCCAAGACCCTTTAAGTCGCTAATGTGCTGTCCTAGTTTATACCAATCGTAGACATCACTAACATCAACTTTTACAGTGCCTTTTGGCATAGTAGGTTTGGTTTCGGGACCCCGAGGTTTTTCGTTTGGATGTTGATCCTCTGATTGTTTTCTTTCTACAATAAATTCACGTGCTCTCATTTCATTGCCACCTGGAATGCTTGATGTTTTTCTTTACGTTGATCTAGATGTTTAAGTCCCGGATTGATGGGTTTAGTTACATCCTTAACATCTTTGAAATCCAAAACTTTAGGCTGCACACGATTCTGCCAATACCACACTGCAACTTTAGCGGCCACGTCTGGACGTTCAACTAATTCTGGTTTATTGACCAAATCTAATCCTAATGCTTGTCCTGCACGTTTATAATTGTATTTGCCTGTGAGTTGTATATATCCACGACCCTTAAATTTTGCTCCATCGCCGGGTTTGGTATTTCCTAATATCTTTGCTTTACGTGGTGCAAATTTAATATCGTATTTTTTAAAATCTAATGAACCACCAATTTCTTTCATATGCTTAAAGTCCAAAGTCTCGTGTGCGGCCTGTGCTAAAAATGCAGCCAGTTCTTGTCCTTTGATACCTGCTTTCTCTGCTTCTTTTTTTAGAATAACTTCATGTGGATTGCCTGTTACTGTTTTTGATAAATCTTTTTTACTTACTTGTTTTACAATATCAGGCTTGTTTGACTTTGATGCTTCGGCATCGCCTGGGGCACCAAATGCTAACGCTGTGCCTAATGCACCAGCAGCAGCCCAGTCTTTCCATCCTTCCTGTTCAACACTTTCTCCACCACCACCTCCGCCGTCGCCCCCACCATCGCCACTATAGCCTACAGCATAACCGTATCCGCCGTACGGTCCAGGACCATAGGCAGCCCAACGTGGTTTCTTACGTTTACGTTTTTTTTCAGTGACGAACTCGTGTGCTCTCATACAGGGCTATATGGATTACAAGGACGATCCCATTCGCCTTCTTGTTCTGGGTACACAGGATAATCGTTCGGGTTCATACTGAAAAACTGCTGCCGCAGCCGCATGTAGTTTGTGCATTGGGATTTTTGATGCTAAAGTTAGATCCATGTAGATCTTCTTGATAGTCAATTACGGCACCATCCATGTACTGCATACTCATCGAATCTATTACCACGGTCCATTTATCGTCTAGTGGAATTTCCCAATCATCCTCGTTTCTCTCTTCGTCAAAAGTAAAACCGTACTGGAAACCAGAACATCCGCCACCTTGTACAAATGTTCTTAGTTTTAAATTAGGATTATTTTCCTCTAGCAAAAGATCAATGACTTTAGATCTAGCGGAGTCTGTTATCTCAACCATTTTTCATCCCCTACAGGTCGTTCGCCTGTCATATAAGGTAAACTAAACCATAACTGAAACCATTCAGGTGTACCTGGTTTAATTTTATGCTTTTTTTCTAACTGTTGTTTTTCGTTGCCGGTAATACTAACATTACTGCCGTCAAGTGAATTAACAAGGTCGTATTTCACGTACCCCTTGAATTCGTTTATACCAGCAAGACGTTTTAATTCTGATAGTTCCATTATTCTGTAGGAGACTCACCGGTAATAGATACAGTCCACTTCTTACCAGTAGCCTGAGATTTTGCCTGAGCCCAATTTTGCAGTTGACGATAATGTTGTATTTCTTTATAGTCATCCGCAAACTGTCCGCGACCCTTAAACACTTTCCACTTCTTACCGTTGATATAAATGGCAAAGTTATTTGGTGGTTCTGTATTACCTTCGTCCCAATCTTCCGGATCTCTTACTCTTTCAGACATACGTTGTCCTAACACTTGTCGAACCAATAATTCAGGAGCAAAGTCCATGTCGCCTGCTAGTTCTCTTGCCGCTGATAATATTGCTTGTTTAGTTGGCGCCAATCTTTTTTCTTCTACATCACGACGCAGTTTCATTATGAGAGATTGAGCATCATACCCTAAGTCTCTTACACCCTCGGGCATACTTTTGTTCTGTTTTTGTAAATCAGCATAGGCACTTACAAAGTCGCTTGGAAAATCTTCATCGTAGTTAAGTTTGCCATAAGCAGCCTTTTTACCTAAGTCTCTAACCATCAACGGGTAGGCAGCGTCTAACACTTCTTCTGCTCGACCACTGGCATCAAGGTTGGGATTCATGTCAAACACTTCTTGGGCCAACTGTTCATAATAATAACCGCCCGAACCTTCCATAGGTACAAGATCTTTTTTGTGTTTAACATCGCCTTGCTTTTCGGCACGTTTCATATCTTTGTGTGCGCCAGCACCTGCGGTTTTTTGATTTTTCGCTACAAAGTTTCTGGGTTTGCTTGCTGGTATAAATTCTTTTGCTTTCATATCGGTGCTCTCTGTTTTGTGCATTAATCTGTAGGTTTTGATAAATTCTTGTTCTCTTTTAGTTAGTACTCTTCCTAATTTTAATTTACCTACGATAAATTTGTAATATGCTTCCTCATCAGCCAGTTCGTTAATTTCTAAACTTTCGGAAATGCCCATGCCTTTACGAACAGCATCAAACATTGGTTGAGCCATTTCTCCAGCACCAGTAGCCTTTTTAAATGATTCAAGATCATTGTTTGCTGCTGCGAGTCTAGCACCAGAAGCACTTACACCTGCAACACCTTCCGCACCATCTTCGCGTTCGCCACTGCTTACAAAATCTAAAATATCAAATTTATAAAATCCGTGTGCTTTGCCTTCTACTCCGTTATACTGAGTTAGTAATTTTTTAAATTGCTCTAATCTATCACTGCCTGCAACAAAAGTAGCATCTCTATATCCTTGGTCATAAAGATAACTGGCTGCCTTGACTACTGTGTTAATACTGCTGTCTTCTATAACATGACTAGCATATTCTTTATGTATGGATTTTATAAATTTAATTTTTGTTCCATAGTCTAAGGGATTTTCTTTTTTATCCTGACTTTGACTTACAAAAATAAAATAATCTCCACCTTGCCCGGCCATAGTTTCAAAAACTTTGGCATGACCTATCGTAGGAGGATTCATTCTGCCGAAGCAGAATGTTGCATGTTTACCTTCGGCTTCGAATAACTCTCTTAACAACATTAATTGTAATCGCCTTTTTCTAAAAATTTTTCTTGTTCGTTAGCGATATATCTAGCCAATTCTATGATTTTTTCTTTAGGAAATTTCAATTCAGGTTTTTCAATTTCAAACTTTTCACAATAGGCCTCTTTACATCTCATTAAAGGATGCACATATAATTTATATGCGTTAGGATTACCTTTGTGATCTTTGTGTTTTTTCACTGCCGGAAAGAAAAACTGATTCAGCATTTGATCATCGTTGTCCATGAAGAATTTAAGATCCTCAAGCCAATTAACATCTTGCTCTTCGTCTTTAGGTGCCCCTATAGGGCTAAACATTTCTAATAATTTCATATTACCAAGACCTACATGACCAATAACGTGCTTTCCAGCGTGGACCTGGATTTTTGCAGTTGTGACGTGCTCTGAATGATTTACGTCTCTTTGGATTAGATTTCTTAATACGCATTTTCTTATCGCCAAAGTTTACTTTGACAATGTTGCCATTAGGCTTGCGTACATATACTTTTGATTTTTTTACATCACCGGCCATCTTTTTACCTAATGGTACTTCACGGCCTTGATATTTGGCTTCGTCGGTTTGGTCTTCTTCCAAATCTTCGCCCATCTTAACACAGTTGTCTACGGTCTTGCCGCCTTTCTGTTTGGTGCCCATACGCTTGTAGCCTTTCCAACAGGCTTTGCCATCGACACCTTTTTGTTTTTCTTCATCTAATTGTGCATCTTCAAATGATAAACCTTCGTTGGTAATGTAATTTAAAGAATAGTCATCTAGTTCTACTACAATACCGTCTTCTACGATATCAACAATCTCAGTTTCAATTTCAAAATCTTCAGAAAAACTGATACCAAAGTCGTCTCCAATCTGGTAGACATCTTCGTTTTCTGTGAATCCCTTAGATTCGGCTTCTTTTTCTAGATCTGCTCTACGCTGATCAATGGCTGCTGAAATTTCAGGATCCTTTGAAGCCACGGGATCTGATTCTAAATCATCTAGTGCTTTGCGCTTGGCTGCTAGATCTGAAGGATCTTTAAGTGCTGTTTCGCTGACTAGTGCGTCTAATTTAGATAATAGGTCTCTCATAGTATTCCTCGTGGGGCAATACTGTATTTATCGTGACTACTATCTTAGTAATTAAAGCGAAGGTCTACTATAGTACCGTTCTGTAGATTGTATGCAGCACGAATCCATACAAAATTGCCTACAAAATTTCGTGAAATTGAATAATTTTGACCATCTATTCCGCCAACACCAGAACTATCGTCACCTATCTCTGTATTAGCAATATCAACCCAGTCGTTATCTCCAGGATAGAGATTAAGGGTTCCTTGCAATTTAACAGTACCTGAAAAACTGTTAACAGTGTAGATAGTAGTATGGACAGCATCGCCGCTTTGATGATATCCTGAGGCTTTTTTCTTAGATCCGTAGGAAAGATTAGCGTTGCCTGCTTCAGCAGTTACATTTGACAATAAAATTGTGTTTTCAGTGGGCATCTCTTATTTATCGGATAATACGTATTCGTAAACCTTGCCCAGGACTTCAGGACTGCGC